AAAGTCGAGCTTCTTGTTGTTTGGATCTTTTTCCTTTTGCTTCTGACACTCGATCATCTTCTTCTTGTAAGTTTTACGATCGTCATACATCTTAGCCATCAACTCAGGAAGGAACCCCATGAACTCTCTGGTGTAACACGTACCGTTCGCCGCCACAGAATAATTGTTGTCCGTATGTTTCTTCAGTGCTCGTGTCAGATGCTCCGATTGTTCTCCAAGAATTGCATTAGGTGTGATCATAAAATCCTGCGGCTGATGAATCATCGTCTCGGGACTGATGTTGTACTGCATGATCAAGTGGGGATATAGACTGTTCAAGTCGAACGAAACAATCCAGTCATGAATGCCCGTGATCGGATCCTTGACATATGCACCAGAATACTGCTCCTCTTTCTTACCGGCTTTCTTGGGAGGGATGACAATGTTATCTTCCCTGAGATGATGGTAGATGATCTGGTCCCAAGTTCGCACCTGTGAGAAAACATCCTCGTAGTTCACCTTGGCAGAATAAGCCAGAGCAAGAGCGAGTTCGAGTAGCTTCATCTTGTCTTCGAGCATCACGATCAATTCAACGTCTCTGACATTATATTCCATGAAACGAGCAAAGTCTTTTCGATAGAAGTCCTTGATTGTCTCGTGTTCACCATACCCCAGCTTGCGCTCACCCAGTTCGACGAATGTGATGTGATCGAGCTTGTACGACTCTTGGTTCTTGTAAGTGAATGTGCGATAGAGATCCAAGTAATCCAGAATGGACACACCGAGGATCTGAAAAGTAGTGTGCTTCCTGTTCGCCCTTTCGATTTGCTTTTCTCGAATCTTTTTCCATGGAGAAAGATGTGCGGTCTCCACAGGACTGAGCACACGATTCATTCTCTGGACCAGATAAGGAATATCAAAGAACTTGACGTTCCAACCAGTGACAATATGTGGTGACTCTTTCTTCCAGACCTCTAGGAAATCCGAGAGCAGATCCTCCTCATATTCATAACACATACACTCGATACCGGGAACAGAGAACTCACCTAGCCCAAAAGAATACTTGTTGCCATTGACAAAGAGAGTGATACCAATGACCCTCTCCTCTGGATCATCGACTTGAGGGAAACCGTGTTCACACTCGGTTTCGATATCGATGTGTGCCACCGAGATCTTGCTCATGTCATAGTCGAGTTCACCAGAGAAAAGATCCCCGATGTATTGATAAACATAATCAGTGTTGCCATAGATCTTAAAGTTCGGAACACCTTCATATTGCTTAACAAAGTCACGACAATCAGAAATAGAACCCGGTTGAATGGGTTCCACAACTTTCCCGTCGAGTGTTTTGAATCGGGATTCTTTGTTAGATGGGACAAACAAGGTGGGTCTGTATTTGACCACACGCTTTACAGGGACACCATCTTCGATGCCCCTGTAAAGTATTCCGTCACCAACAAGAGAGACGTTAGTATAAAAATTATCCATAAATTAAACTGGGTGATGCATTGTTGTGTTTGATGTGACTTCTAGTTCTTCGATCAGAAACTCTTCTGTTCCTTCGGGGAGTCCATTCCCCTGCTTGTCACTAACATAAGCAGAGAAGAGAATCATGTAGTTCATAATATCAAGAACTGCATCCTTCCATGTCTCACCTTTTACCTTGAGTTCGCCTGCTTCCACAAAGGTAGCAAGACGTGAAACCTTGTCAATCACACGCACAAGGAACCCCTGCTCAGTCGAACAGACTCCCATAGACTCACAGCGTTCAAAGTTTGCGAATGGTTGTTCACCACCCTTACCCGCATAGTCGTGATTCTTTTCTTGCATGATCTCTAACGCTCTGTTACAAATCTGTGCGTGATGCTTAAGTAATTCTTCTCGGTTCATCAATTTACTCCTGTGCTTCCAAACCCACCGACCCGACTGGTCTTCTGTGAGGGCATTTCTGTGATTCGCTTAATTTCATAGTCTACATTTTCAATCATCTCTGCTTGCGCAATTCTCTCACCATGAGAAATCTTAACAGTCTGATTACTCGAATTGAAGAGCATCATGAAACACTCATCACAGTAATCAGAGTCAATTATACCCTCACCGTTCACCATCATCAAACCCTTTTTCAGGGAAAGGCTGGACCTACTGTGAAGACGAACAGAGAAGCCTTCTGGAATATCAAAGATTAGTCCTGTGGGAATGAGGACTCGGCTCTGCGTAGGAATGAAGATGTGTCGATCGGTGTTTCCACTGTCACGAGTATCACCCCCCGTAAACACCTCATAAAGGCGTTCCTTATTCACACAATCATATCCACGAACAACCGTACCCGGCTCAAAGTGAGCATACAAGTCGAAACAGGCAGATTGTTCGGTTCCCCAGATTGGTTGTTTCACACTCTCATGTAGTGGGTAGAAACCCAAAAAATCAGTCATCATATTTTCACCAAAGCTCCATTCACTGGACATAATATATTCCTTTCACACACATATTATAACACAAAACAAACCCAAGTCAATTATTTACTCAGAGATAAACCATCACCAGATGAAGTTGGGTTAAATGTGATGCCCTTTAAAGCGTTCGCTTCGGTCAACGTTTCTGTGGCAGCAAGAATGAGACTGTCAATCAAAGACTCATCTAGGCTAGTAATCTCAGCCTCTTCTTTGAAATTATAGGCAAGGGCATTTAATCTTGATGCCATTGTATTGACATCCTTGATCAATGCGGCGTAGTGTTGAATGTTTTCATTTAGCATTTGTAGATCCTTGTTTTAGAATGTTAGTGTCACTGTAATAGTTATGTTGTCGGTGTCATCAAGATTATTGTCAGTCCAAAAAGTTCCGGCCTCGGTGCCGCTTGAATTCAGATTAAATGTCGGTCTCGCATCAGTACCAGTCATAGAAATTGAATCTGCGGTAAACGTGTTTGATCCCACCGTAATTGATGCCGAAGTGATATTATTACCTATCAATGTTTTGGTTCCATATTCAGACGAGCTAGTATCCGAGTTATTAACTCTGAACCTAATGGTGCTGTCACTAGCTTTTTGGTATTGAGTAGAAGTATCAAATGGCGCAAATTGATCCACGAGAGATCCACTTTCCGTACCAGTAGAGTCTTGGTTTCTTCTGTCGGTCTGGGGTGTACCACGAACCGTAGACCTATCAGTCTGGGCCTCATAGATGTATTGTGGATTAGACGCCTGTGTAGGAAAGAATAGCCAACGTGGAGGAGTCATGATGTATAGTCAATACTAAATATAACGTCGAGTGCAGAAGAATTACTAGAAGTTACGATAGTGATCACCCCATCGGCGGCAACAGAAGTATTTGCGAGTGATGACTGTGCTCCACTAGAATCACTCACACTTGCTGCTTTGATTGTATCAGAACCATTTTTGAGAGTTGCTGTAACCGTACCAGATGCAGACTTGATGAAGAATCCAGTAATTGTTCTCGCTGTGGCTGCTGCGGGATCAATAGTATAAGTTTTATCTGCGACGGTCTCAATGTGTCCGGTGTATGAATCTGTTCTGAGAGCAGTAGTTGTTTGAGTTCCATCATCAAAGGTAATCCCCTTGACTCTTCCGCCACTCGCGTATGATTCAAATTCAATTGCTCTGTCATCAATACCAAGGTATCCATTATTACCGACGTTCTCGACAGTGAGACCCTTCTGAACTGAAATGTTGCCTTTGTTCCATACGTTACTACCACCAAAAGTTTCAACCGCAGTGAGCGTATTCGGTACGACATACACATAAACGATGTCGCCTTCGGATGGAGTCGTGTCAACATCTACACCAGACGAATCGGTGAGTGAGAATACATCATTTGCAAAAACAGGACTTTCCGATGTAAGCACAGCTATTGCGACCAGTTCCGAACCATCTTCCTTGAGGAACTGAATGAATCCACCGTTATCTGCAAGTAAACTAAGAAGAGAAGAAATATCATTACCGTTCTCATCCGTGTCATGAATGGCGATAATATCGATCGCAGTTCCACTTACGTTACTGACAATTTTACACCCACCCGCAGTTGGGTTTCCATCAGTGACATCAGTGTGTTGAACAGTATACTTCAGACCGGCACGGAATGCGGTATTTTGTTGCGTTCCATCGGGGAAGGTAATTCCACCAGCATTCAAAGAAATGCCTGCACACGGTAAGACCAATGCGTCTGTGACTACAGCACCAGTGACACCATTGAAAGATTCTACACCTCCATCCGCAGGGTCAGGAACTTTATCCCAAACACCATAGGTGGAATTGAATGTCCAACTTTTAGTGCCTATTGTAACCGATTGACCATCGGATGGATTTTTTGGAAACGCGGGCATATTTTATTCCTTTTCTTTATTTATCAAACTTCTACCCAACTATCGTCGATACGAAAATATAATTTTCCACCAGCAGCGTCATCGGATGTATTGAACCAGAAGTCCCCCGTACCCAACTCTGCTTCATTCTTCTGGCCACTGAGAGTAGTGCCAACGAAAGCAAATGATATATCGGTGTCTAATTGCAATTCTACATTTTTACCTTTGGGAATAATCTCCAGACCGCGTGTGAAGTCGATATCAGAAACCGACTTTATAACCATTCGACCATCATGTCGAATACCAACAGCACCGCCACCACCGATCGCTGTCAGTAGATTATTTACTGCCATGGGATCAAAATTATTTACACTCAGAACTCGCTCAAGAGACTTCGCATCGAAAGTGAGTTCCTGTTTCTTTTCGTCATACTTGAGTGGGAATCTTGCTCGGACAACACCAGATTTACCCTCGGTTCCACGTTTACCAATTTCACCCTTGGGTCCACGCTTACCGGTTTCCCCCTTTGGTCCCTTTGGTCCAGCGGGACCGACTGGTCCCGGTATACCTTGTTTACCAGAATCCCCCTTTGGTCCCTTGGTTCCCTTTTCCCCTTGCGGACCCCTCTCACCCTGAGCGCCATCCTTACCGTCTTTACCATCTACGCCATCTTTACCCGAATCACCCCTATCACCCTTTGGTCCCTTTTCACCTTTAGGTCCGGCTGCACCGACAGATCCTTCCGGTCCAACAGGTCCACGATCACCTTTCTCACCCTGTTCTCCAGTCTCACCCCTTTCACCCGGCATACCATTGAAACCGGGAGGGCCCTTTGGTAACTCTGCGCTAAAAACAGTACCATCAGTTAGGTGTATAAGGATGTTGCTCTGGTCTAGACTTTCAACTTTCTTGACACCCATACCATCCTGACCAGAGGCACCGGCAGGACCAATATCACCTTGTGGTCCCTGTGGACCAAGTTCACCCTGCGGACCCTGCGGACCAACTGGTCCTTGCGGACCAACTGGACCCATTGGGCCTCTTTCTCCGGGTTCCCCCTGTTCCCTGATGACTTTAGTGCGAGTCATCTGAGTGGGAATAGTGGTCTGCTGTACTGGCTCAAAACAAGAATCTATTTTTTGATTTGTGCCTGTTACGGAAAAAACCACACCGGACTCATTTACAAACTTCCTCTGGTTGAGTCCAATACCAAGAACAATATTAACATCTGGATTTATTGAGCTAGAGACAGCTTCTACAATAGATCCTTCTAGGATCGTATCGTTTAAGTTTTTCAGTACAACAAATGAATTTCCAGAAGAAGAGACCATTACCGGCTAGTTGCTTTCTTTTTCTTATATTTAGTGGTCTTAGCCTTTTGCTCTTTCTTTTCTTTCATTTTGTCAATCTGCTGATTCATATTCTGTTGCATCTGCTGTACCTGAATCTGTTGCATTACATTTTGGTACTGTTCAAAATTCTTTTTGACTCTTTCTAAGTGTGGCTCAGGTATGAGTTTATCTTCCAGAATTTTCTTGGTTGCGTTATAACCTTCCAGCGCATGTCCAGCGTAATACGCAGTGGCTGAAATCTCGTCTAATGCACCATAAGAATATACATCTTCACTGATAAAAAGGATATCCTCTTTCGGATAGGGTAGTTCAACTGCCTGCTTTGCAAAAACATATGCCGCGGCAGGTTTCTCTAACGACCTATAAATCTTCGACACCTCAATCAATGGCTCTGCTCTAACTGGTCGAATACTAAATGCACTCATAAATTCATGAATTGTTTCTTGTGGAGGATCATTCAAAATTCCACAAATCATAGCAACGCGGAACTGCGAATAGTATACCTCTTCATTCCACCCACCCATTTCAACACGCTTCCTGTAAGCCTCTCGGGATTTCTCCCACTGCTGTGAATCAAAGTAACTCTGTGCGAGGTAGAATTGATACCGTGCATTTTCCGGCTCATCTTCTATTGCTTTAGCAAGAGTTTCTGCGTCACGAGAATACTTCTCAACCGGAGTAATTCCTACATTACGAGCACCTTCGGTTCTGGCAGAGACATGGTAATCACCTTCAAGTTTTTCAAATTGTGCAGGACTCTTCTTTGTTGACTCCGCATATTCATGAAGAATACCAACATATCTCCAACCAAGATCCAACTTAAAAATCTGGTTTCTCCACCAAGAGAAATCACCTCTCCTGATAAGTAGCGTGTACCCATCGGCATTCATCTTCTTGGGGTACTCAAAATTACCCTCAATGTAATCATCCGCATCAATTACCCATGCGTAATCAGCACCACTTTTTTCTGCATTATGGAAAGCCTCTGTTCGTGATCCAATCTTGTTTGCATGGTCACCAAAGCCCTTCCAGTCGGATAGATGAACTTCACCGGGAACATCTAACTCATCCATAACCTTCTTGATAAGTTCTGGAGTTCCGTCAGTAGAACCTGTATCAGTAATATCATATCTATCAATATATTTTGCCATCGAGCGAAGACATTCCTCGATAACATGGGTTTCATCTTTAACAATCATGCATAATGTAACTGTGGGTTTCATAATAAATCCTTTGAATGGTTTACTTTATTTATACGATTCCGCGATCCCTCAGAAGAAGGTTTGTTCTTTCTCTGAGTAAATCAAACTTAGATCCAGGCTCTATTGGTTTATCTTTACTGGATGTGTTATGCCAATGCCAAGCAAATGCATCTAAAAACAATCCATCCTTTGCTATATCACTCTTATTATAAAACCAATTATCTTCAAGTTCTCTTGTAAAATCACGATCAACTTTACCGCTCAACCATTCGGTGTTAAAAAATGTAGAGGGGAAAATTGTAAATTCTGGATAGACTCTCCAGAGTTTGGCGAAAGTATCTTTACCCCATACTGTTCCACCAGTAATAGGCATAGTTTTTAGAACTTCCAACATCTTATTTGAAAATTCACTCTGCTTCCTCATGGCAAGAACAGTTGCACAAGCACCTTCGTTTGCGTAATCTGTTTCGGATCCCCATTGGTACATGTATTCTTGATCCAAAATTGGTTTAAAATCACGGAGAAAAACAATATCCATATCAGCCCATACACCACCGTATTTGTGAAGAACCAAGAGACGGAGTAAGTCTGATTGCAGATAATGTCTTGCATCAGCAGCTCTTAGTTTATCATGTTCATTTTCTAAGGGAGTGCCTTTAGCCTCTTCCAATGGATCATACACTCTAAGGTCTATGAGATCTTTGTACCTTTGAATTAAAGGATTATCTGAGATATCATAATCTGACCAAAGAATCAATTTAGTTTTTTCTAAATTTTGAGTTGCGAAGTAGGACTTTACACATTCCAGTTCTTTGTCATTTTTAACTTCGGTGTATATGTGAAAGTTAGTAACATTTTCTGGGTATTCATAATCGTCAAGATTTAAAGAGGAAAGTAATTCTAGTCCTTTTCTGTAGTCAGAATAAAGTTCTGGACTTTTTTCATAAGATAAATCAATCATTCAGATATCCATTTCTAAGGTTTATCATTCGTTCTATTGGTAGTAATACATTCATCATGCTATATGCAACAGGATTACTATTTCTAAAATTATTTATTTGATGTATTATAGACTGGTCCATAAGAAAATCAAGTGTATTTGGGTTTAACGGGCCTAATGGTTTTTTATTCTGTGCATCCAAGTCTGAAGTATTTGGTGGTTGTGTGTGATTCATCTCAGAAAATTCCTCAACATTAACCCCATTCCTTCTAAAAAAATCAACTTGCCAGAGTCTGTTTTCCCACCTAGAAGGATCTATGGTGAGCATAGACATGGCTGTATCGAGATCTAAAAATGGAGAAGCAGCACTCATTCCCAATGACTCTGGTACAATCATTAGGTAGCGAAGTAACATCATTTTAAATCGTACAAGTTCAACCATTCGATATCTAGAATTCTTCAAAAGATCTTTTTTAGATTCAAAGTACGTTTCACAATCATTACTGATTCTAGTGAGTTTAGTATGTCTAGAATCAACACTATAACTATATGACAAACCCAAATTAAAAACTTCGTCTGGGGAAGTAACCGTAGGTATGGTTTTGTTTCCCGCCCAAAGATCACCAACTATACCACTCAACACAGATACATCATCCCCCAACAAATTCTTAATTTTGTTATAAAATTCAAGATGGTACATTCCATGATAATGGACTGACGGACCAAAGATATCAAACCAGTCATCAACATAATCATGAAAGTCACCAATGGGTATCCGATCATATGACACACCGAGTCTATTACAAATTTCTCTAGCATAAGTAACTTCAGTGCATTTATCTTGCTCATTACATATACCATAACCATATGCGTGAACCATACTTTTATCGGCCACCATACAATTTAGTAGTCTAGAATCATATCCCCCGCTTGTCGGGATAACTAATTTTACAGATTGATTTTCCCATTGATGTACATGTTCACGGATTTTTTCCAACACATCATGTTCATTTGATACATTTTCTATGTACTGTAAGCATGGGTCTTCCAAATCTGTTATAACAATTTGGTCGTCGATAATTTTTAACTCTTGATTTGGCAATAAGTATTTAACATTTGCAATGAAAGTTTTACCAAAAACAGAATATCCAAAATCAAGATAATTTAAAAGACCATCATTATCGAACTCTATATTTGAATAATCAATAACATCATTTATATTTGAACTTACTTTTTTTGTTTTTTCATTATAAAAGTAGGTTTCAAAACCCAACCAATCTGATTTATATGTCGTCATTATTTAAATTTTCCTTATTCGAATAGCGTCACCAGCATCTACTTGAATTTTGTATTTTTTTGATTGGTGGATGATTGACTCATTAATGGAATATGATAAACCCTTAATCAAATTATTTTTATGGGAATCACATCTGAAATAATGCAGCATCACCTCATTGTCACTGGTTCTGAATTCATTATACCACCGGTCATATAAGATTAATGAAATTATATTGCTTAAATTTTCATACTCTTCATCATGGAGCATCTCATTCAAAAATTCAAATTCATTTTCTTTCTCGACAAGTACAACTGTGTCATCAACAACAGAAACAAAGTATAACTCAACATTATCTGTTTCGGTATCATAACCAACGGCCAGTGACCAATCAATATTATCATACCCATTACCGTTCTGTCGAACAAAGTAAAAATTTCCCAATGAGTAAAAGGAATTTGTATCAGATCCCTGTACAACATGTGGGTGATGCCCTATGATTATATCAGCACCAAATGACTTCATTAAAGAAAATCTATCCCTTAAATACTTGGGAGGTAAGGGAATTACTTCTGTACCACCATGATAACAAATAATAACTTTACCCAGTTTAGAATATTTTTTAATGTTGTCATACAAAATATTCAGATCATCAAAACAGGCTATACCTGCACTAGACTGAGTTGAACAACCAAATTCATTCTCAGCAATAGAGAATATAAAACAATCCCCGACACGCACTGGTTCATGTGACGCAGATAAATCTTTTCCTGCACCACAATAGTTAAAACCATATTCATCTAAAATTTTACTGGTATATGAGAGAGATCGTTCTCCGTAATCCATCATATGATTATTTGCTAACGTGACGGTATCAAAAACAGATCTTAATGAATTTACATACTGTTCTTCACTATTGACCCATACTCCAGCCTTAAATGTGGGGGATCCATCACCAATGAAAGGAGCTTCTAGATTGGCAATACAATGATCGTATCCAGAAACTATGTCCAGAAATTCCTGAGAGTATTTTATCTCTCTATCCAATACAACATCACCAACAAATAACAATTTCATATCATTTCCAATAATTAGTCACTTCATCAACTATGTATGACACTTCTTCAGATGTTAGCTTGTCATGTAGTGGTATGGATAGAGTTCTCTTTGATGCATCTAACACGTTGTTATGTGAAAAGTTGTCCTCACAGTCAAACTTAGAAAACACTGGATTAATGTGTTGGGGTGAATAATGAATTCCGCAGACTATTCCCTTAGACTTAAAATGTTCTATTGCATGTAAATTATTATTAACTTCGATTCTATACAGATGTCTACTAGTATTATGAAGACCAAATGCCTTGTTGTAAATAGATCGAATCTCGTCTATTTTTTCGTACTTTATATCCAAATTTTCTAGATTACGAGAAGCAATAGTTGCTTGCATGGTGGACATATATGCTTTAAATCCAACTTGCTTTTGAATCCTACTCCAAGAATCTTCCGAATATTCCATCCCATAAAAACTAAGACTTTTAAGATCATCAATTTTAGTCTTATCATCCGAAACAACAATTCCTCCGTCCAAAGAAGACAACGGTTTAGTTGGATAAAAAGAAAATACCATGAGTCCATTATCACCTTGATTCTCCCAGACATGATCACCATATTGATTTCTATCTAACTGCTGTGCAGAATCAATAACCCCCGAACATAGGCGATACGCACCACCCACCCAGTCTACATCAGAACCAAATTTAATGTCCGTCCCCGAATCAACTAAAGCGTTTGGAACAACAGCGGGTATGATTGACGGAATGGTAATCATATCTGGTGTATGACACGCAGAACTTTTCATTATGGCATATAAGGCATATGATGCGCTAAAGAATGAAGCAGCATACTTTGCTCCAACGTACTCACATATTTGTTGTTCAAACTCAGAAACAATATCACCATGAAGATAATGATCAAAGGTGGATGTGTCTATTATATGATTATCAAACTCAAATAAATTTATCATAATTTATTAATCGATTAAAAAAATCTAGCCAGTTCAGGTATGGCATTTACTCTCACTAAAGTGTCACCAGAGTCATCGATCAGGATGTTGTGGTAGTATGGTGTTGGGTGTACATTTTTGTCAAGATCTAGAAGATTTTCTTCTTTCCATGTTATTGTCTTGCCCCTACCACTTACTGCGTATTCATCTCTTAGATAATTCTCGGGAACATAAAAATTTTGATCAAAGGTAGAATTATTTCTAACCTTACATAATGAATGTAAATTATTTTCAAAGTAAAATAAATACATTAATGCCATATCACATATTCCACCAGCACAGTCAGAATTTTGATGATAATCCCACTTAGCTAATAGCTGATCAAATTTATCTGAATAACATCGATATATGAAATCTTTAAATTTTAATATAGTGTCATGTTTCCAGTAAGAGACACATCCAGCAACAACCCAATAATCCGGACGATCAATACTTGGACCAAATCTTTCCCCAGAACATACCATGGCATCATAATCGTCACCAAAACTAGTTTCTACCTCACCATAGTTACAAAAAGTCATAATATCAGAATCCAGATAAACAACCTTGTCCAGATTCATTTTTTTGACAAAATTCGCCAATACTATCCACCTCTCAATACAAGCCATCTCAAATTCCATGGAATTTGAGGACATATGCTTATATGCTAATCTAAATTCATCAATACCATCAGAATATTCAGCTATATTGTGATGATCTGCGTCTAAGTGTGAATTGGATTCATCTCCAAGCAGAAAAACCTGATCATTAAATTTTTTACATTGATTAATCGAAACTTCGAGATGTCTAGGAGCAGAAGTTGCATTTCGTATTGCTCCTGCATGATAATATACGACCGGGATCATTTATTTAACTCCATATATGTGATCAGAAACAATAGTGTAACTATACCCATTTGACTCAAACATGTCAACCAAATTATTGATGTTGTGATAAAATGCACAAGTCTCTATTTCATCATATGCCATATATTTTTCGTAGTAGCTACTTTTATTTGTAGTCTTTACCCTAGAAAACAAAACACTACCGGCACCCAAAGAAAGAATATGGTTCATCATCACATCACCTATGGGAGAAACATCCATTAAAGCACTAGCATAGATCATATCATATTTACTGATATCATCATTCTGTAGTTTTAATGCATCTTTAACAAAAAAGTTATTAGTTCCCCATGTTTCTTTTGCTAAATTTATCGCATCCGAAGAATAGTCACAACCAAAGTATTCCATCTCCGGAAGATTATCTTTACACACTTTAAAAAAAGAACCACAACCACACCCAATATCTAAAATGGCAGACGGTTTTACTTGGTTCAAAATACTAAGAGTAATCTTCCAGTGCTCCGGATAGGTCTCGTGTGATTGCAATTCTCTTAGATTCAATTCCAATTGTTTTTTAAAAACTTCTGGGCTTTTCCAAGAATCTTCTAGGTTATTTTCCACGTTACCAGTATCAGATTTCATGGGTTTCTTTCAATGTTTTAAATAGATCGTAATCATGGATATAATCTGATGGATCATAGTGTGTATTAGAAAGAACCAGAAGTGCGGTGTCTTCGGTCCTATACACTTGCTCATCCCAAATCATTTCAGGAATATAGAGAACTTGCTGAGGGGACTCCAATAAATATCTTCTTTCTTGTATTCCGTCTTTAACTATTACTTCAGTTTTACCATGCAGGCAAATTAAAACTTGTTTTGTTTTATAGTGTGCATGTCTACCTCTCTTCTCTTCATCCCTAACGCCATACACATAAAAAACACGTTCTACGTCGAAGGGAATATCACCACCAGATTCAATGGGGATCAAATTACCATTATTGTCCACAACCGTTTTTATATCTAAAAACTTAACATCATCAACTGTAGTTTTCATTTGATTTTATCCACGATAGACTTGGTTAAATTAAATGATCCCTCAACTGATGCATTTCTTGCGTACCAATCTTGTCCTGCATCATGCATTTTTTGCCACTGCTCCTGAGTAATAGATGATATTACAGGTTTGAATTGATCGGGACTTTGAATTCGAATGAAATGAACACCTTCTATGAGAGGTTCGTGATATGTATTGTCAACTTCCGGAGCGAACACAGGAACGGTTCCCATACCAATCAGTTCAATTTCTCGATTACACTTTGGACCATAACCAGCAAGACACAATCCAAACTTAGAAGATCCAACAAGGTCTAGATATTCTTTCTGACTGTACATGTAATAATCTGGACCCGGTTTATCCACCGGACAATTAAAGAGTTCCACTTCCGCAGATGACCAATCTTGATTTCTTCTGTTATCATCCTGAATACTGTTTTCAATTTTACCCAAGAAAATAGATTCTATATTTCGTTCTTCGTAAGACTTAATACCAGAATTCCTACAAGATTCCAATAGTCTCGGTGCTCTTGCCCAAAAGGTCCATGGAAGACATCGGTCATGATTTGGTACGTGGTTTCCAAACAATCCGTACTGGAAGTGTGGTATTTGTCTATCATCGATTCTGGGGTAGTCATATAAAATTATTGAGCCAACTTCATTCACCCAAACAAAATCGTTCGGACTTTCTTCAACAGTGCAGTAGCCAGCTTCTTGCCAAAGATCAACCAACTCCCTGAAAGTATCCCCACAGTGTGAACCCACAAGTTGTTCGTCTTTATAGCTATTAGGCTTTAATAGTTTCATGAGTCATTTCCTTAAGCACTTTTCCGTATTCGATGTAAAAATTTCTTACTTCAGGTATTGTAAACACCTGAAAATTTAAAGTATGGTCAGCATAGTTACCATTGGTTGGATTAATTTGTTCCGTTGCCTCATCATACAAAACTCTAGAGAAGTGATTAAAAACTAATGGTTGCTTTTTATCTCCCCACACCACAGTACCGTCTATATTATAATGATCGTAGACATACAATCTAAAATTCCATGGCGCGCCATGTGCTATGGTATCATCAATGATGCAAATAGCGTCCCCAAATCTAGGGACAAAACCCTCAAGGTATTTTTGATCTCCACATGTAGCCATTTCTGGATTTGTACCAAGAATGATAGCATCATTCCACCACTGTAGACATCCCAAACCAGATACATCATTTTTAAAGTATACCACACCAACGTTAAATTCACCGTCAGGAGAAATATGGGTGTTGTGTCTATGTCTGATTATACCAACACTACGGTCACCTATTTCTTCAAATATTAGTTTTGGGTCGGCATAGAAAAATATATCCGAGTCGATGTAAAAAATTGACTCCAAATCTATCTTCTCTAAGAGATATCGAGAAAAACTAGACGCTAGTGACCAACAAAAATAATTGTATGGGCTGTTGTCTTTATATGCCTGCAAATTTGGATATTCAGAAAGAACTTGATTCAATTTAACTGGAATCAATCTGGAATCATAATTAACTAATTCATCATATGATTCATCATCTATACACAGATAGTAAAGAACAAAATCCTCTGATGATTTATCACAGAGAGACTTGAATAGCGCCTTTCCAAACTTCAAGTAATTGATATCTGATAGAGTACAATAATTACGCATATTTAAATCCAACTATTAACGATTGCATTTTTAATCCTCTCACCGAAATTAGCATATGTCTCCGCTATTTTTCTGTTTTCTAGTATGGCATCCATTTTATCATAATAAGAATCTAGTGTCAATTCATTAATCTTAGGAATAAGTTCCTCGATAGAATCAATGATTATCATACCATCAAGGTTAAAGTAATCACCAATGTTGGGACATCCCCAATAAATTGGTATTGTATATGTCAGAAGGGAGTCTATGAGTTTCTCTGTGAAGTAATGCTTGACACTCTGATTCTCTATGCAGACATGAAAGGCAGAATAAAATAGGGCTTCTTTTTCTCCGTTGGGTAATGGATTTGTCGCACCTAGAAAAGACTTAAGACTAGTATGAAACATGGTTGGTATTTCAATTTCGTTTTGTCTCGCCCAAAGCTCTCGTCTTAGTCTATACCCCGGTCGATCCATGTCATACCAAGAAGCAAGAAAACTCACATCATTGATGGTTCGGTCTTTCTTCTTAAATATCTCAACATCAGGACTAAAGTAACCAAGACCATCTGGGTGATTAATCTTACCTCTGTTTAGCCATGTAGAACCATAAGGAAATATTTCTGCGTTTCTACAGAACGTGTTTATGCTATCGTCGGCACACAAAATAAGATCATACAAATGTTTATTATGAATCACAGAGGTGCCGGGTTCTCTGTTTGGTGACAAATAACTCTCACTAGAAAGGACCAGAACCTTGAAGGCATCGGGGTTATCAAATTCTTCAATCCGCACAAAATGAATTTCAACGGGACGGTCAAAAACTATATCTCGATCAAAGAGATAGTCACCATTTTTAACGATAGGTTTGAATGTTTTCGTAGAGTTCATCATCAGCCATTTTCAAAGAAATCACACGGTCGAAATTGTCCTGAACCGCTTCAAATTTTTCATCATACAATTCAGGTGTTAATGTATTTAGATCAAAATCATCAGTCAATTCGATAATACCATCAGTATTGAAATAATCACCTATACTAGAAGTTCCCCAATAAACAGGGATTGTTCCCGTTGCAAAAGCGTCAGTGATTTTTTCTGTGAAGTAGTTGTCATGTTTACAATTTTCAATAACGATAGTGAAGCGGTAATCCTTATACCCCTCTAGCTTATCAAACAATTCGGACCCTAGCCTGGTTCCGGTAATAGACCCAAACACATCCAACTCACTGTCTTTATGCTTATCGACAAACTCATGTCGTAATAACTGACCCGGAAAAACCTTCTTATGTGAAGCGACAATAGAGACATTTTTTGTCTTATCATACAAGTGTGTTGCCGAAGTTACCCACGGCTTGTTACTACCAGACTGAATCAAATGAATTCTATCGTGCTTATCCGCAAGACTCTTATCACATGTAAAAATAGCCTTGTAATAGTCAAGGAGAACATCATAATTTTCATGAATCATACCATAAACATCACTTACGACCACTGGTGATTCACACAACCAACCGAATCGATTTTCGGGGATCTCCTCACTATCAAACATACCAACAATACCACTGTCTACACAGACAACTGTATCTGTTTCAGTGGCATCTCTAGTCCATCTAAAGTTGTTTGGAACCAGATCCGAGCATGACGAATGTTCCCAATGAAATGGTTCACCAATACACATAATTTTTTCACTCATTATTTAAACCTACACTTTGCCATTCTATTTTAGATTCATCAAATCCCATCTTACGAAGGGATTCCTTTTTAGACTCAACATCAGAAAGACCCATCTCAATTATCGTATCATCTGTTACTGTACCGGGCCATGTACAATACTCATATCCTAACATTCCAAATTTACAATAATCAGTTGTGTCTAATACAGTCTGGAAAAGAACTTCATGATCAAAGTTTTCATGATTTTGTTCTCTGCTATTATCTATAGCAGTTTTCCAATGCAACAAAAAGTCATAGGAGCGTTCATTGTTTTTAAACCATATCGGAGATGCTTTTATACCTATCAGTTCGGGAACTCCAGAGGCAAAAAGAATATCAACATCCAGATTTGTATCGCTGTTGATATACTCAAGTTGAGTCATTGGATTCAGAAGATTTGTGTCAACATCAAGCCAAAGAATATTCTCGTCAAACTGATGAAACTTCTCAATGATAAAATCAATCTTTCTCCTACAGTTTTCTTTGTAAGATCCAAGACTTTCCAGTTGTTCGATATGATAATCATACCCGTACTTATCAAGTTGTTCTTTGAGTCTATGGTAGGATTTTTCGTAGTACTTTGAGTCGTCTACATCACAATAATAACTAATCACTTTTAAATTCATTATTAATTACCTATATGGTATTTTGGTACAAGCTCCCAGTCTTGCTTATCTCTATGAGGAATTATCTTAATCTGACCAAGACTTGCCTTCGGTTCTTGGCAGGAGTCTCTGTCTACTATATCAAGTAAACCCCATTCGTCAAGTAAATTAACTATAGTATTTCTTCTAGCAACATCACTATCAGAAATATCAGACTCAAGACCATCGAGAATAAATAACTCTTTAAAATGCATAATAGAGTATCTGCCTCTTTTGTGTAAAATATGACAGGACTGAAATAACTTATTGTCTTTTCTAGACGAAACACCCATACGGGTCAACGTCTCTCTTACTTTCAAAAAATCATCTTTTTCATTGAGAGTCACTTCGACTCCCAAACCACTAAAAATATCTTCCATTTAAATACTCCATTTTACATAATATGGCAGTATTATTTATTTAAATCACTTGCCCACACCCCCGATATTGAGCCGATTTCGCATGTACTCGATATCATCAGGAGTTAGAATATCCATAACTTCCTTTGCTTTGGTGTCGGAATAACCATAATACTGCTTAATGATATCAAGATTTTCAACGGATTCCTGCTT